TCTTGATCTTTAATATATTTTAAATATTCAGTAACTTCAACTAAACACTTGTCAGATAAAAAACTGATATTAATAAAAGATCCATTATTATTCTCACTTATAGATACATTATTCTTCAAAAATATTTTTAAAAGTTCAATCTGACGAGTTTTATTCAATGACTCCATGGTTTTCTTTATCTCAACTAACGTTGGCATTATATGATATACTATCGTATATTTTATGTTGTTTATATTAATTAATATTTATTATAGTGTAGGTTTCAAAACGAGGCGCGGTTTGGTTTTGAAATCCTTGCGTTTCTTGGGTTCAATTAATTCCGCAATAATTGAAATATATTTATCATTTAGTTCAAATCTTTGTCCTATGACTCTAATCTTAATAGAATCGTTCTCCTTTATAGAAGAGAAATAATCCGAACTGTAGTGATGATCTCTTGCTACAAATATTACTACTGGTGATTCTGATTCATCAGATACAACTTCAGATCTTATACCAGCCTTAGTAATATTTTTTGCTACACATTCCATTAACATTCCTTCTACTGGTAAGCAAATCTTAACTTCAAATGTAGTTTCAAAATGTATTTTATTACCATCATAAATTTTTCCACTAGAATAAGTTAAAACTTTAATAGATCTAGGTTTAACAAAACCTTCTGAGATGCATTTACCTTCAATCATAGATCTAAGTTTTTTTTCAAGTTTTTCTTTAATACCAGATCCTACTGCATTCATAGGGATTTCAATAACTCGTGTTAATAGTGCATCACTATAAATATCAGTAAGTTTCTTGTTGTAAATTTTTTTACTAGCTCTAGGTTTCACAGATTTGGAATCTACAGAAAGGTCCATGTTTATATTATATATATTATATTTTTATATATTTATTTCAATTTTATTTTTGATACGATTCAATGTTCAATAAGCTCGCTTGTTCAGGTCCTAAAAACCATATCTTATTTTTATGATTAACTTTATTATACAATCTCAGCATAAATTCTTCTAGAACACACAATTGTAATGCATATGTTCCTTTAGTATTTTTATCAGTGTATTTATTTTCACCCAATATTTTATTTAATGTTCTAAGTACACCATTATTACCTTTTTTACCAGCTTGATCACATCTAGCACCCTTACTTCGTCTGATAGATAGATCTTTGGTTTTAAAGACTAGTTCTCCACCCTTAAAATTGTTAATAAAACCAAATACTTCGTTTAATTTTGGTATGATATTATCAACTAATGATTTAATTTTATCTGCTAAATCACTGTAATCAGATTCTTCTGCTTTCTTCCAATTAGAATCAGTCTTAATCATTAACTTATATTTACCTTTCTCTTGTAAAAATATACCTTTGATATTTCCTTTAACTAAAATTCGTTTATCTATATATGTTTTGATAGATTTTTCATAATCGTTTAATTCTGCTTTGAAATATATGTAATTAAGCAGTGATAATTTATCTTGATACATAAGCGTATCTACTTGGTGTGCAATCAAGAAATTTTTTAGAATATCAATATCAACACCATCATTATTTAACTGTTCTATTACATGAGCGCAAAATTTATACCAATCGGATTCACCTCGTGTTATATCTTGAGGGTCTAATGCTATATCATAATTGATTTTCATATTATCAAGAACATCTGATGTAGACATTTTATCAACTCTAATATCTGACATATCATCTACAATACGTTTAGTTTTAATAGGAGGACTCTTATCATTTCTATCAACATTTATAATAAGTTTATCTTTTTTGAAATCAATAGGTTTATTTCTATCAAATGTAGATATGCTATGTGATTTTATTTCTGATGGTTGAAACATGTAATATTCGCCAATATTTATTAGATTACCACTTCTCCCATATTTATCTATTAAAAATTCGTTTCTATCAATAATCATTTGATTTAATGCTGAATATATTTGCATCAATGGATAAGTTCTGATTACATTTATATTAACAATTAATTGTTCTTTTTTGAAGACATATCTCTCTTTAAAAAGGTCTTTAACCTTCTGAATAATCTTTTCGTTATTTAATAATATGAATGTTTCATCATAACTATATAAATTAATTTTATCTATTTGTTTATTTGGTTCACAATTATATGAACAACTTTCCATATAATCACATACAGAACTATATGGCTTATCTCCTATCTTATATGGGATACTTTTACCATTAGCTAATTTAATATTAACTTCTTTATTAAACTTTTCTTCTGTGAAATTAGTTTGTCCATGATTTAATATACAATCAACAGAACTTTGTTTAAGAATTCTAGATACTCTACCTATTAATACTGATTTAATTTCGGCTATTCTATATACATACATATCTGCTGCTTCAGTATTTGGATCAGATAATAATGTACCATATAAATATATTTCAACATTTCTTTCAATAAATGGTAATAACTTATGACTACATGTTCTAACCGCACGACCAATAATCTGTTCAATTCTATTAGTATTATACCATGGTTCTAATATATGTACCTGTCTAATATTTTTAAAATCTAACCCTTCTGAACCGGCTTTTGATATTAATACAACCTTGATTTTTTCACCTTTAGTGTTATCATCATTAGTTATCGCTTTTATATGTTGAATATTATCAGGAGAATACATTTTTTCACCTGTTATCATAATATATTTACCTACATTAGTCTTAGGATTATTTTTTAATAAATTATTTCTAGTACCATACTTAGTAAAACCCATTTCTTCTAATGCTAATGCTACAGGTACTAACCCACCCTCTAAATATTGTGAGTATATCAATACAATACCATCAGCATTTTTTACAGATTTTACTATATTAGATATTTTTGAACTATATTTACCAATCTCACTTTCAGAAAATATTCTACCATATTGTGAGAGAATATCGGGTTTATATCCGTAATCATATCTCTCAGATTTATCATCCGATTCATAGAAATCCATAATCCGTCTTAATCCCGTTCTACCAGTTAATTCATCCGGTGATGTAGATAAATTCTCATTATCAAGAGATTGAATAGGATATGTAATATTTAATGCTTCCAATGGATTGGTTAAAAGAGTATATCCAAAAGAATCCATGCTTTCAAAAGAAGATAATTTATTTAACGAAGTTTTACTTGACCGCGATGATTTTGTATGATGAGATAGATATTCAATTATATAATTATATGCAGTTTCTTGATACTCACCAATATTTGATGTATATAAATCTAGATGTTCTATACCCTGAACTATAGTTTTACCATTTAATTGACTCTTAGGATAATCTTTTAAACTACGGAGAGAATGTGTGGCATCAAACATTGAAGGCCAGATACGGTAAGGGAATGTATAAGGATTTTCACCTCGTATAAAAGATACATAACCAGTAGCCTTTCTTTTTAAAAGCTCTTTTCCGACTTCTTTACCGTCAGAATCTATAATAAAATTACCATTTTTATCAAAAACGTCTTTAATATCAATTTCAGAACGTTTATCATTTCTATTCATAAGATTGATAAGCCATATAATTTCTTTATAACTATTATACATTGGTGTGGCTGATAATAAAAGTAATCTCAAGTTGTCTATATGCTTTACTAGTTTCATCAAATTTATAGCTATTTTTTTCTTTTTATTATCATCGCTAATGCGAATATTCTGTACTTCATCTATCACAATTAGTCTATTATTAAATATTTTCTTAAGTTTTTTAATTTTAATTTTATTAATAACATCTTCATCAAGAGAGCTATCTTGGATACGTGATTTTTTAGAAATATAATTAGAAAACTCTGTATATCCCATAAATAGATAATAACTATTTATTATACGTTTTACTTGACTAACAACTCGCTCTTTAGTTAATCCTTCCATATTCATAGGATTTATTTCTTTGATATACTTATTGCCTGTACAGGCTCTAATATTCCATAATCCGTCAATTAACTCAAGTTTTCTATCATCAAATAACTGTAGTCTGAAATTGTCTTGTACATTAGGAGAAGCAACAATAATAATACGCTGAGCTAATCCCATTTGTTTCATGTAATCTCTCATTTCTTCACATACACCAATTGCAGAACAAGTTTTACCTGTTCCTAAACCATGATATAATAATAGCGAATTGTATGGAGTATTAAATGATAGGAAATTACGTACAAATAATTGATGTGGTGAAAGTTCAAACGCCGTATTACACATTTTTTCGGCGTGTTTTTCTATATCATTAATAGATCCATCATATTTATTATCACTAAACTCTTTTTTCTCTGCAATCTTAATATTAAACTGAGTATCATTTAAATTTGGATATAAAAAGGGAAATTTATCTGTCTTTAATAATTCCATTTCTTTCTCTTCATTCTTTCGTAAAATATCATTATCATCAATTTCTACTAGAGTTTCTATTTTAATATCATCATTAATAGTAATATCATCTATATCATCATTGTCTATACTATCATTATCAACAATATCTTTTTTAATACTCTTCTTTTTATTAGCAAGTACTAACTTAAGTTTTTTACCTTTCTTAGATTTTATTTTAGTAGACATATCTTATATATTATTGATATAATCTATATTCTTGTATAACTTTATTTACTTTATTGAGAACTTCTTTTTTTTCTAAATTATATGGACGTATTAAATTATTACATTCCTTAAATGTAGACCAAGATAAAGCACTTACTTCTGTCTCTTGGAAATTTGAATTCTCAATATTTATATCATTAGTAAATAAAGCTATATAATATTTATGTTTGTATGATTTATTATTAGAACCAGTAAATATTTCTTCATATGGTAATAAATTAGACACAAGTTTTATTTCGGATCTTTTATAACCAGTTTCTTCTTCCCATTCTCTAATAGCAGCATCTAAATCTTTTTCTTGGTAATTCCTTCTACCTTTTGGAAATCCCCATTCGGGTTCATCCCATTTTTCATTGCATTCATTTATAAGATCTTCTAACGTGGTTATCTTATTATCATTAAAAATATAACCTTCTTTAAGTTGCATATATTTGTCTTTTGATGATCGTTCTTCACCTCTATATTGTATACCAATATCTTCTCCCCATAAATTATTCCATAATTCATTAAAAGGTTTAGTTAATAAATTATTTTTTTCAATATCTGTCATTTCATTAATAATATTCATTAGATATTCTTTATTATAGAGTGGATAACGACCTCTCATAAAATCAACATAACCTAATGAATCCTTTCGTCTAATCATAAGATATTTGATTCCGTCTGAAGATGGTTTAAAAGCTATAACACCAATACTTGTTATAGGTAATTTACATAAGTGATAAGCGTGTCCATTTTTACCACAGTTATTACAAAAATTATATGTTTTTGACATTTTGCTTATATTAACTGATATATTGTTTTTATGTATATTTTGATATATATTAGGACAAAAGCGTTATCATTACAAAATAAATAAATAATGGTTTATATAATGAAATATTTATCAAAAATATGGGGTCCACACTATTGGTTTGTACTACATACTATTGCTTTACGATATCCAAAAAAACCTAATGATGTTACTAAAAAGAAGTATTATGATCTAATATCTAATTTTCCACTGTTTATACCTGATACAAAAATTGGCGATGAGTTCGCAGAATTACTTGATAAATACCCGGTTACACCTTATTTAGATAATAACAACACTTTTTCAAAGTGGATGCATTTTATTCATAATAGAATTAATGAAAAAATTAATAAACCTACAGTTACTTATAATGATTTTCTAGAACAATATTATTCATTATATAAACCTAAGGAAGAAATTAACCGCGAAAACTTTAAACATAGAGAAAAACTTATATACGGAGGTATATTATTAATTGTTATAATATCAATATACATAATTTATAAAAAATAATAAGTTAATATATTAATGAAATTTGAATTGCTAATTTTTGGTATAACAGGTTTTCTTATATATAATACTTATTATGATGGAAAATATCTTAAATTATTATTGTCATATAAAAAATATTATACTATGGCTATGTGGGGATTTTTAGGTTTATCTATGTATTTATTTATCAAAAAATATCCTACTAGGACGAGAGATCTAGCAGTACATGCTAATCAATTTATTAAAATGATGCCTATAGATAGAGATGCTATGGATATGTTAAATCCTATATTTGATATGACTGGAGGTGGTGGTATGGTACAAAACTTACCTCCAACACAAAAACGTATGATGAACTCTGGTAAAGGTTCTACTAAAAGATCAGTAAGTGAAACGAAAAAGAAATTTGTAGCATCAAATCAAAACTGGAAATGTGGAAAATGTGGTACACAATTACCAGCTTGGTTTGAAGTTGATCATAAAATTAGATTAGATCAAGGTGGAGATAACCACGTAGATAATTTAGTAGCATTATGTAGATCCTGTCATGGACAGAAAACAACTATGGAAAATTTATAATATATATAATCTAATTTGTATATATTATGGCCGAAACTTTTAACAAAATTAAAACAAGTATAGGTAAATCAACTGCAAGTATAACAATGATGATGGCGAAACATAAAACTCCATTTGTAGTTTTGACTACAATTATCTACGCAATCATATTGTTCTATATCTCTAAAAATGATTTAACCGCACATAAGGATTTATATCAAGGATTGTATATATTTTTAGCTATGTTAGGATTTTTTTTAATAGGAATGATATATTTATGGGGTAAAAATAAAGATAATAATTATGGTGCTATAAGTACTCCACCAGAGGAAGCGTCATGGTTTAGTATTATAAAAAAATCATTGGGTCTAATAACATTTTTTGGTGTTACATTAGGTATAATATTATTGTGTTTCTGGTTATTAGGTAGTATTCCTACTCTCATGAATGGTATAATGGTTTCACTTAATTTTGCAATTATTGTAGTAATTTTGGGACTCGTTTATTTTTATTCCAAAAATAATGCTATGTTTACTAATGATAATTCTTGGAAAGGATTATTAACTAATATATTATTTTATATCCCTTGCATATTTCTAGATATAGTTGAATATATTAAATATCAATATAAAATCACAACGCGCACCGATGTAATTATGTTAGGTATTGCAATATCATTACTGCTTATATCCGGATATAAAGATAAAATTTATGATTTCCTATTTAGACCTAAAGGTAAACTATTGCTTAATAACCCAGTATATCTTAATAATCAGACCACATTAGGTGGGTATTTGGATCTAAATGATATAAAAGATGATACTAATAAAAAGAGTGACGATGATGATGAATCACTATATAAATATAATTATGCAATTAGTTCTTGGATATATATAAATTATCAAGGAGCAAACACCAATTCTAGTTATAGTGAATATACTCCATTACTTAGTTATGGTAATAAACCTAATATCTTATATAACGGATTAAAAAATACTCTCCGAATAACTATGCAAAATGGCCAAGATGGAACAAAGAAGATTTATGATACTAAAGATTTTAAAATGAATAAATGGAATAATATAGTTTTAAATTATTCCGGTGGAACTTTAGATACTTTTATTAACGGTCAATTATGTGCATCTGAACCTGGAGTAATTCCGTATATGGAATTTGATACATTAACTGGAGGTTCTGATAATGGTATACATGGTGGTATATGTAACGTGCAATATTTTAAACGCTCTCTACAAATAAATACAATAAGATCATTATATTCATCATATAAAGATAAAACACCCCCTATAATTTAGAAAATTTCTCTCCTCATAATATATAAATTATGGACGCAAAAGGTATTTTAATTACAGTCGTAGTCATCGTTGTTATTTTCTTGATTTATAAAGCTTTTTTCGGCGATTCAAGTCTATCTTCTTTAGAAGATGCGAAAAAAACACAAACCATTTCTTCCAGTAGTTTAGGAAGTAGTGAATCCAACTCATCTGCAAATTTTACCTATTCTATCTGGTTTTATGTAGATAATTGGAACTATAAGTATGGAGTTCCAAAAGTAGTTTTAGCACATGGATCTGATACATCTGCAAAAGGTGGATTTGGTATAGTTTTAGGCGGAATGCAAAACGATTTGAATATTGCAGTAGAGACTTATCCTAATCAAGGTTCTTCTGAAGGTTCTTCGCATACATGCAATGTACAAAACATTCCCTTACAAAAATGGGTACATTGTTTAGTAAGTTTATATGGCAAATCATTAGATGTTTATATTGATGGTAAATTAGTTAGAACATGTGTAATGCCTGGTATTGCTAAGGTTGATACTAGCAAAGATGCTTATATTACTCCATTAGGTGGGTTTTCTGGTTACACATCAGCATT